CCCGGAATATGCTTTTTGACATTGGCGCCGGCGTTGGCATCATACATCTCCGCATCCGTATCCACAAAATACAGCTGTCCATATACGGAACCGTCTTCACGGATACGCTGCGTCAATGTTTGGAGTCCAAGGCGTTTTACAAGAATGTCCGGTTCAACAGAAACCGGCTTCTGTCCGTAAAAGGTTATCTTCAGCGCCTCGGGATAGAACTCCTTGAGGAACGCTGTGGCTTCATCCTCCAGCCGGTCAAAAGGAATATACGGTACAAGCGCATCGGAAAGCGAGTTAAGCGGAGGATTCTTTTGATTGTACGGAGCAACGCTTGTTATCTCCCAGTCATCAAGACCGCAGGCAAGATCGCCTTCACAGGATATTCTGATCCAGGGATAACAGGTGTCGCTTTCGTCATAGTGGTAGTCGCCCTCTTTGACTTCGATCTCAAGTTCCAGACCGACGTCAAACCCCACGCGCATTCCTGGCAGATCATGGACATAAACACGCTGGATGGTTGCATCAACAAACTCCACCTTGCCAATTCTGTGGACATGGCGGGTGTGTAAGTTCAAAGATTGCCAATCGCTGTCAACGAAGTCATTGGCAGCTTGGTACAGACCGTCATAGCATTTATTCTTTACAAATTCCGCAAAAGAACGGCCTGTTGCCATTGATGTTCACCTTCTTTTAATTTGATATCCAAAGCCTTAAGAATTGTTTAATCGCAGAACAAACTCTCCGACGGCTTCCAATCACGCGCAACAGCGTCTGCCTTTTTAAGCCAACGGGCGATTCTTTTTTCGGGAGGAACGCTTTCACCCCAATATTCAACAAAAATAGCATCATCCATTTCAAGAGCAGCCTGCCGCATTTCGTTTTCAATCAGCTTTAAAGCCCTCTCAATATATATTCCGCCATTGTCATCGTTCTTTGGATTTGCAACACTGCCGGCAGAAAACAGATCTCTTGCCTGATGGCAGAGTACACCGTGATAAGTCAGCAGATAG